TAGTACACTTGGAGTACCATCGTCATTAAATGGTTGTTGATTGTAGCTTATTTGACCTAGTAAGGAGTTTGGATCGTATACATCCAAGAAGATGGTAACATAGTTTTCTGCTCTCTTAACTCCAAGATTTCCAGATGTTAGCCATACTGGTTTGCGTAGATATGTATTATCTGCTGTAAATAATCCTGTGGCAGCTTTCATTATAGTATTGTCTGCACGTAAGAAATCATCTCCTACAACAAAAATACTAAACTCACGTTTGCTAAAACTAGTATCATCTTCGACTGTTACAGAAAAGGTATACTTGCGATTTAGTTTTGTTGGACGTCTCGTTGGTGTACTAAATCCATAAAATGTAGTGTCATAAAAATAACTATCGTAGCCATCGTCGTCCAATACAACCAAGTCCAATGGTACAGTATCGTACTCGCCGGTGTCATACCCTGCTGCGTCATCCACATCCAAAGATAATAATGGATCAACAATACCTGATATTTTTCCATCCTCTGTAAGTTTCAGACCTGGAGGCAACTCTCCGTCTTCATCTGCAATAAAATATCTTAGACTTTGTCCAGTTGTTAAATCTCTATCTATTGCTTCTAACTGAAAGTCAACTATGCTGCTGTCTAAAATAAAGTAAGCAATATTAAGTCTATCTGGAGGAGTTGTACTATAAGTAGCATCAACCAGTTCCCAAATATTTTCGCTGTCATTATAAACTTTTATTTGAAAGTCAAATGTATCATCAAAAATGTGAACCCATATCTGATCTTCAAACGGTGATATTGGAGGTGTTTTACTTACAACATAATCTAGTGGCTTCCATACCATTGCAACTTCGTCCCAATATCTTAATACTAGATTTAATCCGTCGTTGCTTTTATTGGTGTTGAACCAAAAATCATCTATGTTAGGATTAGGCACAGTACTTGAAATAGCAAGTGTTTTATCATTACCAAGTATGCCTTGTATTTGTGTTGTGTTTATTCTATACCAGCGTGTATCGACTTTATACCAAAACTGTTTTAAACTGCTTACATAAGCATAGTCGCCACTATTACCTGTTTCTCTACTCGGAATAGTTTCGTACACATCAACATCAACAGCCAACCAACTGCTACCAGCATTTGATTCATATATTCCCCACTCAGTATTAAGAGTATCGACCCAGTATTGATTTCTGAAACTTCTAGTTAATCCTAGTTCACCTTCGGGTGTTTGCCACACAGGAGCATCGGCTCCTTCAACTACGATTTTGTAAGTTCTGTCAGCTATTCCTTCAATATTACTTGCTCTCAAAACAAACTCAAACTCAGTGGTTTTACTAACTTCGACTGCAACACCTTTTATACGATAATCATTAATACGAAGTCCAGTTGGCAATGCACCAGATATCAGCGTAACTGTTATATCACTTGTTTCTTCTAGCGGTAATGCAATGCTAACATCAGTTCTTTCTTGTATACTTGCAAGTTCTGATCCTGATATTTTAGTCCAGCTTGGTAGTGCCATTTATATCCCCTTACAAAGCTTCATCGAATGTTGCGTTACTATTTCCAAAATCAGCAGTGCCATCTGCAGGAGAGAATACATCTTGAGATGTACCAAAGTCAACATCTACTGATTTCAAAATAAAATCAATGATGCTAGTTCTATTTCTTGTTAGGTCTCCAAAGTCCCATTCAAACGCTTGTTCGAGTTCTGCCATAGTAATATCATTAAGAGAAGTAATGTTAGTAATAGGATTACTATTAGCATTTAGTGTTGCATTAAGTGTTGGAGTTGTTTCTCTCGAAAGCAAACTATCTATTGTTATACTAGGGGCAACGCCGCCTGCTACTGTTGCTTGTGCAGCACCAGTACCATTGATTGTAATAAAAGTCGTTGGAGATACAACAGCACTTGTAGTTCCGTCAGTTATTCTAGTATACCCAGTTGCACTAGCTAGATAAACATTGTTGCCGTCATCACTAATACGTATACTCATCGTATCTGAATATAATGGATCGACTAATAGTTTTCTAAACTGGAACGTATTTGAAACTTCTTGTGCAAATATTCCGTAACCAGCATCGCCAATATTTTCTGCTGAGATTTCTGTGACGGCTGATACTTTTAAATCTAGCTCGTCAAAGTTTTGATTTACCTTAATAAATGCTTCTCGTAAATCATCGCCTGTGCCGTCGTTAGCAAGTAATCCTACATTAATATCTTGAATTGCCATGTTAGTCTCCTGTTATACATATTTATCAGAAACTAGTATTATACGTTTGACCAACTTGTTCCATTAAATACTACAACACTACTATTTGTTAAATCCCATGCTATCATTCCTTCATTGGATCCTTCTGCTGCGCTTGGCAAATCAGGATTTTCAAATGCAGGAAGTTGTAATCCAAGTATTGAGTTAAACGCTGGAAACACTACAGCGCCAGCACTTCCGCTGCCGTTGTCGCCTACATATCCGTAGAATGCACCGCCATCATAGAAAATTTGTCCTGCTACTGGACTTGTTGGTGGTAACGTGGTTGCTAGTAGTTCTAGCCTCCCGCTTTCGATCTTAAGAGCATTGTTTGTTCCTGGGTTTACCGAAATTGTAGCAGTATTCGTTATAGATCCAACTCCTGCAACTGTCGATGCATTTAATGTACTTAGAGCTGTTACTGTATTTCCAGTGACAGTACCTGTGTTTGCACTTATACTACCGCCTGTACTAAAGTTGGCTGCTGTACTTGTAATACTTGTTAAAATATCAAGTGTTTCTATGCTCACATCTTTTAGTGTGTTAGTGCTTGTACTTGTAGGTGCTTGATTAAATGCATCTGCTTCGAGCGCCGTTGTAGTGGTTGCACCTCTGCTTGTAACAGTTGCAAGTGTGTCAGTTTCAATTGTTAACAAACCTGTTGCATCAAATGTAAGTGTAACTTGTCCGCTTGCTGCTGTAGCTGTAATTCTTCCGCTACCAATAACATCGCTTTGTTGTAAATAGTTGTTTGAATTAATCTCAGCAATGGTTGTAAATTCACTATCATTGGTTAGTAAACTAATATTAGAACCTGTAGTTAGTGCATCGGCCGGAGTAAATGTAAACACACCGGCAGCATTATATATCAAACTACCTTGACCGCTTGCTGGATTGGTTACAACACTAAAATCAGCAAATCCTATACCGCCTGCTTCTGGTGATGCCTGCCAACTTGTTCCGTCATATTTTAATACATCATTTAAAACAGCATCGGCAACAAAAACGTCTCCGATATCATCTAGGTTGTCAATAGCTTGAAGATCTGGTTTGTTGAGAATAAATGCAGCACTGTTTGTATCTGTTTCAGTCCAATCACTTTGTACTTGCGGAACAACAAGATTCCCATTGAGTGTTAGCGAAGTTGCAGTCATTGTAGTTGCTGACAGTGTGGTTATTGTACTAGCACCAGTTACATTTAATGTACCGCCTAAGGAAACGTTTCCGGTGGTAGATAATGTACTACCGCTTAGTGATCCGCTTACGCTTAGACTAGTTAGGTTAGCAATGCCAACACTTGAAAAATCTAATGAGTCGCCACTAGGGATTTCTTTCAGTCTGTTACCGTCATTTGTGTCTACTACTAGTGGAAATCTATTTGCCATTCTTTTATCCTATTGTTTTGTATATTTATCGTATATTTACAATGCTGCTATTCTTGCTTTAAATGCATCAAAATCTGCACTTGCTGCTACTTCAGTTTGCAATGTTACAATGCTAATATATCCTGGTATAATGCCGTTTACAGCGTCTACAAGTAATGTACTATCGTCTGCAAACACACTGCCTTTGATATCAGTGTTGACTTGTCCATCTGCTAATCCTGCAATGTCTGCATAAACTTCTGTAAAGTTTTCATTGATTTTTATCATTGCATTGCGGAGGGGATCTCCCCCTCCGGTATTTGCTCCAGTGCCTACATTTATTGTTTGTTGTGCCATTATACTCTCCCTACTACTACTTCAACAACACCACGTTCGCTGTCGTCTTTTGTTCCAACTGCCTTACCAATAACTTGTCCGACATTTGGTGTGTTGTTAACAATAGCATAACCTGGTACAGCACTTGTAACAAGCATGTCACCTTTGGCAACCTTACCAATAACTTTACAAGGGACTCTACCTTGTAGTGCTACACCTATAACATGTTCGCCTTGCAATGCACTATTCATTAAGTGTGCTGGATTGGTTGTAACAACACCTGCTGCACTAGTTTGTCCTTTAGCAGTACATGCTGTGACTTCTTTATCGCCTCCAAATACAAGTACTGTTCCTGGTTCATATGTTGCATCACCTAAATAGTTCTCTGCAAGGTCGGCATATAATGCTGCTGTTGCTTCGCCATTAAATGTCGTTGCCCATACAGTATTGTATCTATTTGTACTACTACCAATACTAACACCGTTGTCAGCACCGCTGTTTGCAGGACCTATAATATTGCCAGTGTGTGTAATACTACCTGTGATATTGATACCAACGGTACCACTAATAGTACCACTATCAAATGTAAGACCTGTTAAGCCTGTAATACTTGTACTTGTTGAACCAAGTGCAATACTAGTGCCACCAATAGTTACATCATCATTTGCTAGTTTAGCATTTACAACACCCAAGTCTTCGAGCTCTATCCAGCCATTGGTTGATGTAAACTGTGTACTATGGAAACTCGCCAACCCTAAGTCTGCTTGTGTAATACCAACTGCATTTACTCTTGTAGTCGCAGCATTCATATTAAGTTTGCTTTGATCTATTGCAGCACTAGCATTAATATCATTGTTAACAATAACACCAGTATTGATATTTGCTGTAATACTATTACCACTTGTATATGTAAGTCCAATATCGCCAGTTACTTCAACATTTACACTTTGTTGATTAGTTCCTACAAATGCTAAAATGTTGCTAGTGATAGGAGCGCCTGTTCCTGTAATAGTTACATCGCCGATATCATTTAGTTGATCTGTTTTTTGATCTACATATTGTTTTGTTGTAGCATCACTTGAAGCAGTTGGTGTTCCTAAGTTAGTAATACGATTACTACCCAAGTTCATGTCACTGTTCATAATAGTTTGACTAAACCCTGGACCACCTAAACTCATTACACCTGGACCGATAACTGTACCGCCTGTAGCGCCATCTCTATCAAATCCTAAACGTGCATCAATATAGCCTTCTGTTGCAGTTTGTGTTGGTACTGCATCGCCTTTGGCATCAGTAAACGTATCGTCGTTGCTAAACTCGTTAACACGCACACCACGCTTAAATCCAATACCATCAATGTTTGTAAGAACAAGTGCAGCATTAAATGTAACACTACCAGTACCTTGGTCGACTGTAAAGAATCTACCTACACGGAAGAAACCATCTTGGTCAGTAAGTGTAGCAAAAACTCGACCTTTGTTGCGTTCTTGTACTTGTGCTGCACTTGCATTACCAGTACTGTCGATTGCATCGCCGGATGAAACAGGAGCAAATCCAAATGGTGAACCGTAAATACGTTCTGGATAGTTACTGGTGTTAAATCCACCAGTACCAATGTCCAACATATCGTGTCCTGTTGCTCTGTTGGTACTAATGTTAACAGTAATCTCTGCTGCTTCGCCAGATGATAATCCAGCTTTTAGTGTTATGCCACCACCATTAACCAATGTTTTAGCAAGTCCAGGATTCAATGCAGGCCAATGAATATCTGTATTAGCAACATCAGAAATCTGTATTACAGCCATTGCAACAGTGCCGCTGCCACCTGTGTATGAGTATTCTGCATAGTCATCTATCTGATAGGTTTTACCGCCCCATGTAACAATCATATCAGCATTTGCTAAACGTGTTCTTTCGGTAGCATCTAGTTGCCCGATTGCAATAAATCTACTCCCGTCTGTGCTTGTAGTTGCAGCAGTAGCACCCATTGTAATAGTTGCACTTGGTGTGGCAGCAGCTACAATATCAGTATAGTTTGAGTTTACAGTACTGTTAGCACTAAAGAAACTTTCAGTAGCGGTTATTATACTTTGATTAACACTTAAATCTGTGTATCTAAAGTTACTATCAAATGTTACCATACGCTGGTTAGCCGCTGTAGTTACTCCATCAGTGATTTGGTTACCGAATAAAATAGTACGATATACATATTCTGTAGTGTCTTGTGTAAACGTAAATGCTGTACTTGGACGAGTCGGTAGTTCTTCTGTGCCAAAGTCATCAAGCAAGAAGTTTTGCTTGTGACGTATTACAAGTTTGGTATCGTGATCAGTATTTTCTTGTAAACCATTTGATGCTGTTCCTTCGAGTCCAGTACCAAAGTTTAACTTCCATACTTTACCATCACGCACAGGAGTACTATCATCAAATCTCGGAGTACCTGCAATACTAGCAGCCGTTATTACTCCACCGTCTACATCTGTTGTTGTAATAGTAGCATCGTTAGCAGGTGTAGCACCGCCAAGTAGTGTACCTGGAATAATGATTGTTTCGCCAGCTGCACCTGCTCCACTACCGCCGCCTGTGATATCAACACTGTAGTTGTCAGCTCGTGTTTTCTTGACTTTAAAAATAGCTGTATCGGCAGTGTATGTACCTGTAAGTCCGACTGCACTACTAGTGTCAATATCGTAACTACTTAATGTAAAGTTAGCATCACTTGCGTTTGTTATTTCATATGGTTGATACAATCCAGTATTGTGTAGTATTTCAACTTCACTTACGTTATGAGGATATTCTTTTAAATCATAAACATACATAAACAACGAATCTTCTGGTGCATCATTGTCTAGTGTTGTAACTGTTGCCGGAATACCAACATTTGTACTTGTAGGTGAAGTAATAGTTGCAGTTGTGTTGAATGTTCCTGTTGTGGTATGTACATACAATCTAGTAGGATCTCCACTACCATCTTCTTCACCTGTGAAACTTAGTATACCTGTTGCATTTGCTGCTCTAGTTGCAACACCGCCACTAGTGTATGCAGTGTTGGTTGAAGAATCATATGGAGAACTTAATCCAACGTCAGTGTACAATGTAAATTCGTTAACATTTGTTACACTTACATAAAACTGCAAGCCATTTAGTTCTGTCATACCAACAACTCCAGATATTGTAACTAGATCGGCATTGGTTAGCCCATGTCCGGTTGCAGTAACTGATGCTGGACTTGCTTGTGTAACAGCGGTAATAGTAGCATTGATCAAGCCTTGTGTTAGTGTTTGTCCTGCACTGATATTTCCTGTAGACGGTGCAGCAGCTGAAAAATCTAATATGCCATCTGCTCTAAATGTTTTTCCTGGAAATACCATATTGGCACCTAATGTAACATCTGTAGCAACTTCATCTGGATCTGCGCCTGCTGAAACCAGTCCGTAAATACCATAACTGTTGTTGCCTCCAAGACTACGTATTTGAGATCCGTCTAGTGCAAGATATCCAGTATGACAATAGTATGTAAACATACTAACAAGTTCTGCTAGTGCGTTGTTAACACATAATGCACCAAACCCTAAATCGTTGATTTGTGTAAAGTCGTTTGCTAACATACTTCTGTTACCACCACTTTGTACAAATATGTCAACACCAGTGCTGCCAGTATACCCTCGACCAACTACAAACGTTTGAGCAAGTCCGCCGCCTGTGTATGCACTAAATGCACTAGTATTATAACCTGCTGTTAGAGCTACATCGGTATATAGTTCAACTTCATTTGGATTGATTGTAGTTTTAACATACAACGTAGCACTGTTTATTTCAACCATACCATTTACATTACTGATTGTAATACGATCTGCATCTGAGTATGGATGTGCAGTAGTTGTGCGCATCACAGCGGTTGCTGCCTGTGTAATATTATCTATGTTGCGTGATGTACTTTCGCTTGGATTACTGGTTTCATCTAAAATAAATGTAGCAGTTCCGGTAGCTTTATCGTATGCAGATATTGTGTTAACTTGATATCTTGCACCGTTGATAAAGAACGGAAACGGTGTAGGAGGTCTTCTTACAAATAAACCTTGATCAGTTGGTGAACTTACACTAATACTAAATGCACTATTTACTGTGTCAATAGTTGCAGGCATATTACCTGCATATCCGTCAACAAACAATCCGCCTGCAAAGTTTCTGTTTGTTCCTTTTGATTGTGCAAAACTTGATCCTGTTTGACAATAAGGCGAACGTGTTAATATTTGACCTTCTGGGTCAAGCACCATCATAAATCCGCCTTGTCTTTGTACAGTAATGTTTCTTACAATAGTACCATCATTACACAGTAGAACATCCATTTCACTGTTGTTTAATGGAGGATTATAGTTTACATTATTAAAATATGCAACACAATCGACCAACGCATTAGATTGTGTATCTGATTCGGTTTCTGCTGCATAATCTTCATCAAATATCTGAGCAACACTTCCTGTTCCTGCATAACCATTGCCTGAATCGTTGGCTAGTACGTTTGTGATAATAGCTTTTAGATTTGTTATTGCTGCGGCAGTTTCTGTTTCTTGTCCTGCAACGGCACCTGCATAGTATGCGCCTTGATTTGTAAGAGTGTTTTCTCTTCCACCTACACGTAAATCTTTAACAATACCGTCAACAATCAATCCAGTATCTCTACGACATTTGGTTTCGTTGTAAACCAAGGAAGGATATGTTGCATTAACATATTCTATTGTTTCTTCTACCAGATAGGCTTTGTTGAGTTCAATCAATCTTGCAGCTTCTTTAAAGTTTCCAGGATTAGCTGTAGCATCAGTACCTACATCTGCTATTTTACTAGGATCAGAAACATAATGATATCCATATTTTCCTTGCTTGCCACTAATTGGATGTGTAAAGTGATAGCCGCCACCTGTAGTTGCAATATCAAATGTTAAGTCTGCGGCACCGCCAGCACCAATCTTACTATCATTAATAGTTATTGTTTCACCAACAATAAATCCATCGCCGCCACTTGTAATGGTTACAGTACAGGCTCCGCCTGATAAAACAATAACCTGGAATGTAGCTTTTACGCCAGCACCATTAGATCCCCAATCATCTACACCTATCTGATATGTTCCTAGTGTACGTGCCGGATCATCAGCAGACACATTTGTTAGTGTTGCAGCTGGTGAATATGCTGATATAAGTCCATCAGTTACAATATCTCTATAGAAATATGTATGATTCCATTTACTCTGCGAAACACCAGGCTTTGGACGTAGAACAACTCGTCTAAACTCATCGCCTTTGATACTTACGTTTTCAGGTAACTTAATAGGAAGGTGTTCGTAATAAATACCACTTTCAATTCTTACTGTGATTTGGTTGTTTCTAGTAATATTACCAAATTCTAGTTCTTCACCTGCAATAAACTCAATAGGTTCAACTAGGTCAACTACTACACTATCAGTAGTAACACTTGCGCCACGAGTGTAATCAGTAATAATACCTTTTGCACCTGATAGTTTCCCTACAATGATTTTACCTTCAATAAGATCAGGATTGCCTTCACCACCTTGATCAACTGCTGCGTTTGTACCATTAGTAAATGCAAATGTATATCCTGCGCCTGTAGCTGCAAGGGCAACATCTGTTCCTGACAAAATGTCAATGATTTCATTAAAACGATCAGTGTAGGCTGTAATAACACTTGCTGAGATTGTGCCCGGTGCTGCTGTATTAGCGTCATTAAATGCACTAACCAACTGTGCTCTAACCAAAGCAATTGATGCTCGTGTAGCTGCTCCTTGATCTACTTGTGCTTTAATTGCACTTGGGTTTGCATTGTATCTTAGGCCTGCCCAACGTGATAGATAGTTTACTGTTAATCCTGCATTAACATCAAGTCTTACAGAATCGATCATTAGTTGTACATCACGTTTACAAAGTTGTATATCGTATGTTAAGTCTGCAAAGTTAACTTCAATGTAATCTTGTACAAATTCTTGTATAGAGTTTGTATTAGACACAGCTAAGTTACTAGCTGCTACTGCGGTTGCTGGACTGGTATATCCTGTAATACTATCAATAATACTATTAACAGCGCCATTGTCGTATGTTACTTGCTGTACATAAGGACCAGGTTCGTATGGAGTAGCTTCAATAATCGATTCTGCTTTAATCATAGCAGCATTAACAGATTTGTAAGCATACTGTGGCGACCTACCTTCTTGGCCAGCTGGAGCTGCTTTTTGTGAATCATCGCCAGATGTTGAAACATAAATGTTTGTTGCACTAGCATAGCCCTGTGTATCAACATAAAGTTTTGTAACAGCTTGTAAGTCATCCTTACCGTTTGGTGCACCAAACCCTTCAAGTGGATTTGGGTGATCCGCTAGGTAAAGTGTGTCTAACATACGTCTGTTGGTTTCGCTACCTGCTCGTGTAATAACTTCTTGTGTTTGTGGAACTTGTGTACCAGTAGCACTTGCTGGAACATTCAAAGCACCAGTCATGGTATCGCCTGCTACATTTACATAGTTATCATCTGCATAACCCTTACTGATGATAACATTGTCAGTAGAAATAGCTGCCGATCCAGGATGTGTAGTTGCCCAGTTGGTAACAAGTGTGTTAATATCATCACCTGCTCCGGTATTTCTTAGTTTTGTATTAATAGCATTACTATATGCTGTTACTGCCTGAGCGTTTAACGGAGCATTTAATACCGGATCAGGATCACGTTCAATATGTGGATCATTGATGATAATCTTGACTGTGCCGCTTTGATTAGGCGTAGCAGGATCTACATCATCAAACTCAACAACAACACTATTATTGATAGTATTAACTGCTTTCTCTGTGCCGTTGTTGCCAGTATCACTAACAAACTTATAAAAGTTTAACCCAGTTTCTGTACTGTTAACTGCTGTGATAGCACCTGTGTTTCCTAAATATGAATCTGGCACATCGTCAATGTTCTTAAATGATATTGCACCACCTAGCCCAAACACAGCGTATAGTTCAGTGAAGTTTGTATTTACTTTTTTAAAACTTTCGCGAATACTATCGCCTGTGCCGTCATTACCCTCGATACCAATATCAACTTCTTGTCTTGCCATTTTTTTATCCTTTAAAACTGTGGTACTAAATTATCCATGTCAAAGTTGACGCTTACGCCACACCCACATGAACTCTGTGCATTTGGGTTGTTTATTTCAAAGTTAGCACCTACTATACTTTTTACATAATCAACTTCTGTTCCGATCAAAAACATCACGCTATCTGCACTGATTGCAAAGGTACCTTGATCGCAAGCAACTACTTCGTCGCCTGGTTGTAGATCTTCTACCTGTGCTGTTCCCCAGTCGTATTCAAACCCTGCACAGCCACCACCTTTGATGTTAAGAGTGATAGCATAGCAATCATTCTCTTTGCATAGTTTGCCGATCTGCTGGTTTGCTGCTGGAGTTAGTGTTAGTATGCTCATAGTGTTCCTTTCTAATATTTATCGTTGTATTTTATAATCTTAATGTAAATCAGTGGTAAATATACTTATGTTTCTAAAAGAATATTTAATTGATACGTGGCACATGCGCCGCAGTAAACTCGGCAAACAACACACGTATAATCGTAAAAAAACAATGGTACTGCTACGTTGCGATAACTGCAACGAAGAGTTTGCTAGAGAGCGAGGAAGTATGGATCCAAAAAGACTCAGCAACAACTATTTCCATGTATGCGAAAACTGCGATGCAAAACGTTTTGCACAACAGCGTGGAGTGAATGCAAAGCAAGTATGGAAAATGTCAGCAAGCAGTAATATGCCTATTGGGAAAATATAGCTTGTAATCATTATCTATATCTTCAAACGTCATTCCTTTTAAAATCTGTTTGTGAAAATCATTACACTTGTTTGTCATAATAGGACTAATGTTAGTTTGTAAATATTCTGCGGCTTTTTCTGCTATTGAAATATGAGAAAGAATGTCAGGATGCCCATCTTCAAATGGTGTTTTTGACCATTTAGCCCTTTGTATTTGATACCTTCCTTTAAAATTATCACTTAGTTCAGGTAAGTCTACACAGTCTATAAAATCAGTCATGGACATATGATATTGTTTTATTCCTATCTTATTACAAATTGCTTTTGTTGCTAAAATATAATTTTCACTTTTTTCAGTTTCAAAATCTTCATTGTACCACTCTTTAATTTTCTTCCAAATATACCTGTTTTCTACACTATGGGCAATATTGCCGTCATTATGTGTCCAACCGTCTTTTTTCAAGTAATCAAATCTAAAAGGGCTGGTCCATTGAATAATAATTGCATCATAAAGATGCAACTGCTGTGTTTTATATAAGTGACATAATATGTAGAAGATGCGATCGTTGCCAATGCCTGCTTGACCAAACTTGTCTGCTTGAAGTACATCTGCATATGTAGGCCATATATAGTTTGTAAAACTACATCCAATGGCTGCGACTTTTAACCTTTGCGCCAAATAGTCCATGCTCCGTATGCAATAGCACCATAAGCAATAAGTTTTGTTAATGGTGAAAAGATAATAATAGCTGCGCCTGCTGCTACCATTAGCACTCCATCAACGGTTGATCTTTCCTTCAATCGTGTTTCTATCCAGTTTTTGATCATTCGATAATCTCCTAATACGTTTGTCTTGTTCTTTTAGTTGTTGTTCTAATCTACTTAACTTTTCTTCAAGTGCAAAAACATATGCTTGAGTTGGTATTTGTTTTTCCATACCATCTTCGCCTAACATTGTAAAACTATTTACACCGGCGCCTTTTAAACCACCTAGCACCCGGTTAGGATTTTTATTAGGCGCTTGTACTTGTGCTTGTGTACGTGCATACATTGTTTGTATAAAGTTGTTTCTCATGTTGTTCTCCATGCTGTATTTATGCTGCTAGTTGCTTGGATTCTTCAGTCATGCTGTAAAGTTGTCCACTAGCCAAGTTCTTCATCTTAGCCTCTACCATAATGTCGGCCCATTGCCAATGCGACAATGCCCATTCATTGACTGCATTATTCCACATGTAATCACTGTGTGCTCTTAGTTTGGCTTTTTTGTATCCACTTTCAAGCAGTGTTGCCATGTCTGGTCGTACACCTGGATCAAATTCTTGTAGTACATCCTCGCGGCTACAACTGTAATGCATAGCAGGACGCTCGCCACGCCAGCTTTCGACAATACGTTTAATACGGTCATCATCGGGTTCAATGTATTTTCCTTCACGACACCAGTGATGGTGGATGTCTAGCACCAGAGCGAGATCGTTTGCAAGCTCAAGGCTGTGTTCGAGTCCCCATTTGTTTTCGTCGTTTTCGATTGTAATAGTGTTTCTTGCTTCTGGCGAGAGACGTTTAAGCGTGTCGCGGATACCGGCTGGACCTTTGCGGCCTGAGATGTGTACGTTGCACTTGAAGTCTTGGAAGCGTTTTCCGTAGCCCATCCACCGTACGAGAGTGGCGTGATATTCAAATTCTTCTATGCTCCTTTCGACGATTTCGTCATTGTCACTTGCGAGTACACAGAATTGTCCTGGATGCATTGATAGTCGCACATCAAGGGCTCTTGCCGCTTCACCGACTTTTGCATATTCTCTCTCACCATGTGCAATAACGTCAGGACGCTGCCAAAAATAACTCCAGTCACGCTGGGTATAACAAGGAAGCTGATTACTACCCAGTCGGACCATTCTAAGCTCTGGAGGAAGGCTTCCCACATATTCAACTAACCTTTTTGCTGCGGCAGCATTATGAACCATGATATCCCACATGCGTTCTTCTGCAACTGCCTTTGTTTGTCTATTTAGCCAAGCAACTGTGGTGCTGCGCTCTGTAAGAGGTCGCTGTAGTTCTTCTAACAGCTTCTTAGGCTGTGATTGATTGTAATGTAGATACTTGCAAGCAAAGCCAATTCGTTTTGTCATACTAGGTCCAGTTCGGGCAACTTGATAAGTGTTGCTGTATATTTGGTTTCGTTCCAGTTTTGGGGAGGGCCAAACTTGCCAACCGTCCTAAAAACCACTGCCTCTTCGGTCTCGCCATACTCGTAGCCGAGAAAAGTAAGACCTGCATACATCATATAAGTTCTAATCATACAACTACTATACTAGATTTTAACTAGTTTGTCAACCACTAAGCTCGCTCCTGTGTACACCATTAATGATATCGTCCAATGCACTTATATTTACTGTATAACATAGTGTATCTTCGCCCCATGTTTCGCAGTATTCTTTGCCCGCGGCATCAGCAAGTTCTTTACTGCTATACACTCCGTGATATCTATAGTTTGATTCTTGTGAAGTTTTATTGTAGGTATGTACTACATAAATGTTAGTTGTTGTCATTGCCAATGTTCCTTTACCCAACTGTCATTTGCATCTTCTGGATTTGGTTCTCCGTGAAATACAGCAATACATGTATTAGGATCTATTTTAGGTGGTGCGTCTATTACAAAGTTACGTTTTCTTACAGGATCGAGTTTGAGATCTCTCCTGTCTCTCATTTCCCACTTGTAACTCATTATCCATTCGTCAGGCCAGAAATGATGATCAGTAATGTGTTTAAACATCCAATCTTGATCTCCACGCAATCGTTGCATGTGCGCCGGTGGATTTTGTTTGAATTGTTGCCAAATATTATCGTATGCTCCAATGTTTATTCTAAATACACTACTGTTCATACGATTCCAATCTTTGCGTTGACTACGATTAAAATCACGTATGATACAAAATCTATTAGGTTGATGTGTAAACAGTTTGTCAATGTTTTTAAAAACTACAACGTCTAAATCTAAAAATAACAGTGTTCCTTTTATTGGCAAGTCAGCACCAACAAACATAGGTTTGTACCACCAGCCATTGGCTCTTATTTTTGGCAGTGGATAGGTTGTGATATTTTTGTTCAATCCTGTTGTGTTTTCTGTAAAGCATACAAACTCATAATCAATAGTGATATTCCTATCCACCATATTGTATAACTTGTTTACGTACTCAGCAGAATATTTGTCGCCCCATTTTAGACACGCTACATATCTTTTAGGAGTTGATGTTGTTTCAACATTAGGGTTTGATGCAGGAACAACAGGCAGACCCGCTTTGTCGCGGGCCTTCCTTGCTTTACGTTCTGCTTTAGTCTCAGTCCACTGCTTTGTAGATTGCACTATTTGCTCCATGCTCTGAACATTCTACTTCTACACACCAGCAACGATTGTCTGTTGCATCACGGATTAGTTTGTCAGCAAACTTCCAAGCATGATATGCAAACTTCTCTGCACCAACTCCGTCTAGCACTGTGATTTCACACAAGCCCATGTTTTCAAGCTCTGCGAACTTATATAGGAATGGATCTTCTCTATCAATAACAGTCTTGTGATCAAATGTATCTTCTAGCCATGCTTTAAGAGGTTTCAGTCCCCCAAAGTCTACTGCCCAGTTCTTGTTATCTAGTTCACTACAACCAAATGTGAACTTGAAACCCAAGCTATAGCCATGTAAGAATTTGCAGTGTGAATGATCTGCATGTGGTTGACGGAACACTGCTGATAAACCGATTTGGTGTCCGTATGTTTTAGTCGAATAATAAGCCATTAGTATACTCCTGTGTTAATGGAGTGTGCGGAATATTTAAAGTGGGTCGAACACTTAGTCCACTGTATTACTTATAATACTACTATTCTGTGTTATTGTCAACTGATTTTACAATTAATAATATATTACTATACTCTGCTGTTTTAGGAACTTTGAATACCCAGTGATTGCAAACAAAGTCTCCGTACATAGTTACTCTATAACGTCCACCTACAGACATATCTGCAGGTCGTTCCATACTCCACGTGTTTGGTACTATTTCTCCCGGGCGCACGTTGCGTGTATACTGTCTTGTAAAAGCATCTAACTTGTGTGAATGACTGCCATCTTCTGCATATGCAACTCCGTATATTCGTGTACTGTTGCACTCATATCTCTTGTATCCTATCATTGAAAATTCAATATCACTACTTCCGGTAATAGGGTTATTTATTATTTCAATCTTTATATCTTGGAATACATTGGCGTTTTTAAAACTCATGTATGTTACGCCAAATATAATACATATTGATAGACTCAGTCCACTTATTAGGTTGAGTAGTATTGTTCTAGTTGGAGTCATTTATGAACTCCTCTCTGATCTCTTTAAGATCTTGTTTAACATCAACTAAGTCCTGTGTTGCACTGGACATTATTCTGATGATATATCGTACTGTAAAAATAGTCCAAAACCACCAAGTAACAGCAGTAAACGCAAATAGTATCATTCCGATGTTGAACAATGTATCAAAACTTGTTACACCATAGATAAGTGATATTGCGGCTGCAACTAAAAAAAACGTTGGGAATATTTTTGCATATAAGTCCCAACGTGCTACTTGTTTTTCAATATTATGTTCATTCTTCATTATACACTATTTAGTGTATACATTTCAGAATAATAGTATCACTATTTAAACGTCCGTTGAGTTTAATATCAGTTGTTTTAATCTCATCTATAAACTTGCGTAGTTGCACCTTGCCAGCTTTTTTAAATGATTTGAGTGTTTCATCTGGCTTGCGTAATGTTTTTTGTACACTGTTTATTTCATTATAGTGCAACAGCGTTGTGCCTTTCACTTGTATTGTAGCATGATCGTCTGCAATATATTTGCCAAGTTTGCGTGTCTTTGTGTTGTACACCCAAACTTCTTTGGCATCCAATACATCCAATGGGTTTACACTAACTAGCTGTAGTTTATCATCACGCTCAAGATACTTCAACTTAGCAACCAATTTTTCTTTGCTTGGCGCCTTTTTTGTACGCGGCTTGCGTGTGGCTTTAGCAGCGTCTATAACAAGGTCACAAGCGCCACACAGCGTCTCTAGTGCTTCCAAGTATGTTGCTGCATCCTTTTTAGTTAGATGGCTGTAGCCTTCGCGTAGCTGCTGTAGCATGTCAGCTTTGTGTTCGTCCTTCTCACGATTGATTTCGCCAGGAGTAGGCAACTTTTGAATCAACTGTGCTTCAGCAAGTTCGCCTGCGTAATACCCTTTGATCTTGCGGGCATGGGCTTGCGACACTTTCATTTTAGCAAAATGGCTTACAAAGTCAAATCCTTTAGGATCAAAGTTTTTCTTATCTGTAATAAACCCGTCGAGCCATTCTTCAATAGACTCACATGCTTCTTGTGCTTGCTCTGTAATACGTTCTTGGATACTAGGAACATGCACATTCTTTTTGGTTTTTTCTTCTGCTTTCTTTTCTTCTACAAGTGCAGCACCTTCTTCGGCAAGTTCAAGAATCCATTTGTGAATACCTTCTTTGTACACTGGTGGAACAATCTCTGGATAATTATCTAAACAATACGCTGCACAAGTCCAATGACTTTTCCCACCAACTTTCCAATCCGGTAGCCGGTTGATTGAACTAACAACCTTCTTGTCATAGTGTGTTTTAATGTATGCTTTAACAGTTGTCAGCCACTCTTTGGATTCTACTGAATAATGAGTATAATACTTAGCACTATTCCACGTGATATTTTTTGAAGGCATCAATGGCATCATATTGGCGCCTCGGCGCACTGCCCGTACTGTTTTTTTCTTAGGTCTTGCTGCTGCTTTGTTTGCTCTAGCCATTGAATGCTTCCTCTACTTGTTTAATGTGCTTGCACTTTTTAAATGCTGGGCAATCACATGTAAAGCCTTTGTCCACCATTTCAATATTATATATGCCTTTCGAGCCTTCGGCGTTCCAAATTGTGCCTATTGCCCAATGTTTTTTAGTATTAATAATGTCACTAGGAAAAACTTTTGGTCCATACTTTGCCATGTGTGCCTCTTACTTGGTTTAAAACTAATATACAGTTATTCGCCGTAATAGTCAAGAACTATTTTGAAAGCACTTTTTAGTTCTATGTTGCGTTCATAGTCATCTGGATGTCCTTTTTGATGCAGCACAAAGTTGTCCATGTCTTCTACAGTATAGTTGTAGTGTTCTTTAAGACTGTGAATAGCCATCTGATCTACTACTTCACTATCCAGTTCATAAGTTTTTGGAATTTTAAACTTGCGGGTCATTTTTATCTTCCATGATATTGCCACATTACTGCATTACATATAGCATGAACAGCGCCTTCTGTCAAGTCCGAACTATGATCGTGTTGTAGATGAACAGGGTGTTTTGTAAACCCAGGCGGAAACAAACTCCAGTTTACTTTTTTCTTTCTTACGTGGTCAGCAGCTGGACCATCTAGTGCTTGTTTACACCAATAACACAATCCGCCTTGCTCACGCACATATTGCTCGCGTACCAGTCTACGTTGCTTTGGATCTGCACGACTGTACAGTACTGGAAGTTTAAACTGCATTTATTCGTCCCATTCAATCTTGTTGTACTTGGGTTTCTTTTTGATC